TATGTCCTGAAGGATATACTCTAAGACCAGCCCCAGATGTACTATTGTGTCTATACTTGTTTGTATTTAATGCTGTATTTCCGTAAAAATCATATTCTTTGATAGGTTGTGTTAAAGTACCACCAGTATACATTTCACCATTAAACGCATTTACATAGAAACTGTCCACAATTTTTGGATGTGTAATAACAATAAACCCTTTGTCAAGATATGCTATACCAACACATGTGTCATTAAGGTTATCATACAAACTTTTAGCTCTTGTTGTTGTGTTGAATACTCTAACACCATCGATTACGTCAAGGTGACCATCTGACCAACTACCAGTTGGATTTTCATATGGTTCACCAAAAGTGTCTGAGAATAATAAACAAACATTACTTTGATAATTCGAAACTGGTTGTGATAAATCTATTTTTTGGCCAAGATCTTTAACTGTTAAATCCTTTTCAGATGTGGTTGTATCTAAATCGTATCCAGCAATCAAACCTGATTTGTTGTATGTACCATACAATTCAATAGTTTTAGGTGAACCTGCCCATGAATCATATATACCAAGGTATTGTTTTGTTGGACTTGTTGTTGTACCAGACCAATATGGTAATGTAATCTTCAAAGATTTACCATCAATAATTTCACCATATTGATTTGGTTGTATTTCCATAACCAAATATAGGTTATTTGGTACAGGTAATTTACCATAATCAGTAACATATTCATAAGAACCAATCGTTTGTAATACAGTATCGTAGTGCTCACCAGTAGAACCTGATATATTTGGGTTTGTTATCAAATCTGTTGCAGAAACACCAGATGGTAATGTGCTTGTTGTTATTGGGTTCCAAACATATGAAATACCATTTTCATAAAATGTATTGCTTGTTGTACCAACACCAGCGGTTTTATAACCCCACTGAGTTCTGGTATATTTCATCAATTCAGCATCAGAAACAGGTAAGTTTAACCCTTTCAAAGTGTTTGCAAATATACTATTAGTTGCATCTCTTTCAATAAAGAACATTGGTGCAACATTTTCTGTTGAACCAGTAAATCCGTTTTGAGACGCATAAAGAGAATTAAAACCTTCTTCCAAATCATAAGGAACAACATCAGTAACAACTGCTGTAGCTTCAACGTTTTTCAATATTGTATAAGTTGTTGGATTAACATCATATTCGATGAAGCCTGCACAATCACCCCCACCATACACATCAATAGCCAATTTACTATCAAGATAATTCAATATTATGAATACACTATAATAATCATTTGTTTGTAATGTGAATGTATCAGATGCTGGTGTTGTTGGAGGAATTGATGATACTATTGCTCCAACAGTATTTGTTGACAAAGCTGATAGTCTACTCGCAAGATTACTATTACTTGGAACCTCAGTATGGGAAACTAAGACAGTATCGCCATTTTGTGGCCAATTAGCTGGCGCAGTTTTTAAATAAAATGTAGCGGTACCATCACTATTTAATTTTCTTCTATAAAATGGAAGCCTATATTTCAATATATTGTTCATATTAATAATTTTTATTTATATATTATTGGATTACTTATTGTTACATTATTAGATAATGAATATATAATATCATCATAATCACCAGTTAAATCATTCGTAACCTGGTTTAATGTTTGATTACCCAAATAGTTTACATCCATGTCAGATATTGAAAATTGTGTTGGGTTAAAACCATTGTTTAACAATGCTTCCCTACCTGCCATTGTGAGGTAAACCGTCATTTCTCCACCAGGGATTGGTGGTGTTTGAGGTAAATTATTAATGTTTATAAAGCCCATTTCTATTAAATTTAATTAATTATTTATTTATTTAAAGTATATTTTATTATAAATATCACAGTTTTTAATTTTAAACACTTAATGTTGGTACACCACTAATTGCTGGTAAGTATCCAGTACCAGTCGATGGTGGTGTAAACGTATAGTTGTAAACTGGTGGTATATATCCAGTATTTACAAGATTTATTGATACAACCAAATCCTGTGATGAAATATTAGGTGTTGATGTTATACTATTTGGATCACTATCATATGTTTGTACAGAAAAATTGAAATCGAATGTACCAACTTTTCTATTTGGTGCATCGGAAGTTTGCCCATAAATTTGTGTTGTAAGATCGCCAACTCCAGAAACCTGGTAATTCACCGAAATAGGTACACACTCAAAAGGATTTATCTTTAACACACTTCCACTATAATATTCTATTGGATATCTCACTTGTAAATAACCAATCAATATTGATGTAGGAGCTACAAGTGAACTTATTGAACGTGTGTTTATAGTTGTTCTTTGTTCATTTTTTGACACACTATAAATTTCATATGCATAATTATCATCATATGTTGTATCTGTTTTTGTTACTATAAGATTTTTGTTGTAGCTAACGTAATTTGGATTCCTAACAGTGGCATTATTAAAAACTAAACTTTTATAATATATTATTTGATTAGTTTTATTCATAATATTTAATGTGCCGTCCTCTATATTTGTTGCGGATTTTGCGACACTGGCAACACTCACGCCAGGAGTATTCAAGTAAAATTCTGAATTAGGAATATAAAATTCAAATACTGGTTCAAATATATTTGTTTGGACTAATGTTGTAATAGTATATGTTGATGGGAATGATATTGGCGTAAACCCCCAAACAGTCGGTAATGTTGTACCACCAGAACTGCTGCCACCTGTCGTTGTTCTTGAAACTGAACTCAAACCAACACTTATTCTTTTTTTTGCCATATATTATAATGTGTATGTATGTGTTACATACGTATTTTTTATATAATTATCGGATAGTTTCGAATACTGTACAAGTATTGAAAAATCTTTAGTATTTTTACATTGATTCAATGAGAAAAATTGAGATAAATCCAAACTTGCTTTGACTCTGAAATTATATCCAATAGGTGATTTATTGTAATCATCAAAATGGTCTTTAATCATATATGAATTCGTTAGATACGAATAACTTCTTTCCGAATAATTTAATGTTATTTGTTGATTAGAGCCTGACAAGTAAACTAATGGTTGTCTATAAGGTGGATCAGTACCTATTGTATAAGGGTTTGGTATCCATCTATATAATATATCGTTTGTGAAATTATATGTTGTACCAGTAGTTCTATATTGTTGCAAATTACTCAAAGTCATAGGTACTTTATTAGTACCAAGAACGATAAATAGATTGATAGTCAAATTTTCAGATGTACCTGTTGGGTTATAAACCAAATTTTCGGCACCATAAAACCTGAAATAAAAATCAAAATATGCATGATAATTTTCACCCATTACTAATTCATCACCCTTTATAATTTGACTATATGCCAAATTATCTGTAGATTTAGCCAATGCATTTGAACCTATAAAGGATAAATCAAATATATTAGTTTGTTGTTGCAACTTAGAATTGATATAATGATATTTGTTCACCGCAATATTATCTACAGGATATAAGTCAAAATTTTGAATTAAATCACTTAAAGTTACAGAGGAACCGTAGGCTGTTCTTAAGTATATACCATTTAATCCAGATAAATCATATTGTCTATACGGATCAACATCTTTATATGTCATTGCGGCATAACTACTGTAAATATTTAATTCTGGATTATATAATATAAAATCTCTGAAATTAGTTTTGTTTATACCCAACAATGCATGGTTTACATTTTTGTTATCAATAATATCTCCACGATTTTTGAGTACAGTGAATACTTCTTTAAACCCATTAGTATAACCACTTGAATTGGTAATACCAATTACATTTTGATTAACTAAATTTGGATCAAAAGAAGAATCCGCTAAAACATTATAATTTGTTTCCGTATCCGATAAAGAAAATTGGGTAATAAGGTCGGCCAATCCACCAACATTATTATTTCGATATAAAGCATCTTTACCTGCATCTGTAAGATACACAACAAATTCATTAGTATTTCCTGTAATATAACCCATTTTAAAAATCTATTGTTGCTTGTAATGAAATAATATCCGAATTATATTTTCTTGTTATTGGTTGACTAAATTTACCAATAGCCACCAAATTATCGCTTGCATCATAAATACCGACTTCCGTAAAAGCTACTTTATTTCTATTAGAGTCAAAAGTAGGGTTTTGTGATGTTACAAATGTATTAGGTAACACATTAAATGTAAAGATTGTTTTATACGTTGTGGCTTTAATATCTGTTTGCACATTACCGTAAAAGAATACCTCATCACCAAATGTTAATCCTGTAATATTTGTTGGTGTTGGTAAAGAAACAATAGTCCCAATATCATAGTAATCATTTACACTATTATCTATTATGGATTTATCAATATATGCTAATAAATTATTTATATTTGATGCCGTCATTGGAGCGGTTGTTGTATAAGCTCCACTATTATCGAGGTAATAAAGCGTAAGAACATCACCAGCTGATGGTGTAAAAGTAGTTAGCTCAACCCTTCTATTAGCAGTTGTACCTGTAGTAAAAACACCATAGTTATTATCCGATACCAAATTACCATTTTTGAATAAATAAACCGTATTATTATTAGGTTGGTAATCTAATGTAAGACAAACATTACCAGAACCATTTAAATAAATACCATTCAAATATGTATATCCAGAAAACGATGATGGTGTTGTAACACTTTGAGTAATTGTACTCGCTGTTGTTGTAGAACCATATAAATAACCAAGTTCAACGTAATAACCAGATGTATTAAAAATTGGATTAATTTTGAAAATAGGTGTTCCGTTTGTAGAACCAGTCACACTTAATGGATACTGCCAATAATCGCCATCAACACCAACATTTGCCGCTGATGATGCTTGTTTCAATAAAGAACCTGTCGATGCAATAGAACTTATAAAAACCAAAACATCACCTATTGGTTGATATGTTGTTGTTATATTTGATGGACTTTTTGGTAAGTAAATTGTATCTTTTCTGAAATAAAATTGTTGTTGTGAAGGTATTCCAACAGGCAAACATCCATTTGTACCAATAAATTGACCTAAATTATATTTTCTCCATTCTGTTGGATCTGGAACTTCACCTATTGCTGTTTTTTGCCATAATAAATAAATATTATCAGCGCTAAAGCCTAACCCATTTTCAGAACCATAATCTTTCAAATATGAAAATTCAGAATATGTGGTTGTTGTTGCCTTTTTAGGGAATTGGAATAATATATCTTGAGCTTTAGTATAAACATTTTCCATTGTCTGATAATTCTCACATTGGATGCCAGTAACATTTTTTGAATTTGTTAAATAATAGCTCAAATGTATAGCTTCATTTGGTTGTAAAGCCCCACCTATATTAGCTCCCACACAATGTCCAACGTCAACAAGTGACACTTTTGGAGTTGGTAATGTCCAGTTTCTATTTGCTTTATATGACATCGCAGTTATTAATTCTGGATCTTCAATCAAAATAATTTTTTCATTAATTAAAACTTTACCAACAACATTAGCATCAGCTTCCTGATCAATCAAATCGTAATATTGAACAGTTCCGTTTATTGTTTTCAGTGTTGAGTCACAAATGAAGGTATACCCTATAGTATTACCCAATCCAGTACCGCCAAATTGTTGTTTATGCCACATTAAATATGGTAAAGTGAGCGTCAATGAATTTTCATAAAAACCCTCGCCATAAAAATTATCAATTGTGTTATTTGTATAGTGAATTATACCAACTTTATTTATTGTTTGTGTATACCCTGTAACTTGTGAGTTACCTTTTGTTGTACCTGTAACTATTGTAAGAGGGTTAACTGTTAAATACACATTCGATAAATACTGATATTCAATTACAGTACCTTCATAATTTTTACCGTTGGAATACTCAGAATCTTTATATTTGGTTAAATCAAGACCTGCTAAATCTCTTATATTAACAATGTTCATATTCCAAACAGGAACATCAACTTTTGTTCTTTGGCTTGGATCGCTTGTGAAATCTAATACTCCATTTGACCAATAAGCTATTGGTGTTGTTTTATCATAATAATCTGGTATCGTATTTGTACCAGGATAAATAAAACCTTTGACACGACAATTTTTAGCAAATGGTGGTAAATTTCTATCAAGACCAAAATTAATCATTTGGTTGTTTGTTATACCAGTTAAAACTAAATCTGTACCAGAATTTACACTTGTAATCTGATACATCAAATATTGTATAGGATCCGCATCTATATATGGTGTTAGATTAGCGGTATGACCTGTATAATAATCGTGCTGTAAGAATTTTAAAAATAAATAATCACCTTGTTTTACATTTTGAGTATAACCAGTATTCATTAGGCTTGTGGTATAACCTGTACCAACACCGAAATCAACAAAGTTTGGAGATATGGTGGTATCAACGTATTTTAAGTTTATTGAATTTGTATTACCAGATATAATACCAGTAAGGTTATACAATGATGTTAATGTATAGTCAATTAAGTTGTGAGTTGACCCACTGAAAAATCCTCTATCCTTAGCTGTTGCTGTTGATATTATTGGATATGGTGTTATTGTTGTTATAGGTACTTTATATGTTGAACCGTTATAACTTACAGGAAATAATATATCGTGGTTATTATCAACTGGCCTCAATATATTTACAGATGGAATATTACTATTCGTATAATCCATTTCTCCATCTCCAAGACTAAATGTTGAGAAGTCCAACTCTCCAGATGCAAGGTTTATTCTACCCAAATCTGTGAGTTTTACATTCACTAACGGTTGATTTCTTTTTAAAATATAGCTCATATCTTTATAATAAATATTTTGTTTTTGATTATATTGTAAATTGGTTTGGTATTGTAAAATGGCTTGTTTTTGTTCCATTCAAACCATTAATGTTTAATGTTATTAATTCATTTCTTGTAACATTTGGTAATATTACAGTTCTTGTTTCATTTGTACCACTTATACTTGATGATGATACCACCTGAGCTGTACTTATAGGATTGTTTGTTGTCTTATCAAATAATGAAACCGAATTGTAATATGCACTATCAAATATTGATGAAGAATTTAAAATACTATAAGTAAAGGTTAATGTCAATGTGTCATTAGGTGCCACGTTGATTACCTGGTCAAATACAGAACCACTATTTAAGGTAGATGAACCTGAAACACTTCCAGAAGAACTTGTCCACACAGCATAAACTGGTGAAGCACCATTTTGATTCACGATGACTCTGATGTTGTAACCATATACAAATGTTGATGGTGAGGATACAACATTTTGAGCCATTAAGCTCGAATTTAACGTAGAAAGTAAAGCAACGTTTGATTGGAATAGAATACCAAAAATTATGGACGCACTATGAGAACATGGATCGCTTATACTTAATTTAGCGATAAATTCGCCTGTTTTAGGTAAACCAACAACATCTATATCAAAATAATAATCCAAGATAATATCGCTTCCAGCAAGTCTGTAACCCACAGAACCGTATTTCTTGACACCATTTAAAGTGTTATCTTTTGCATCATAATATTTATCCAACGCATTTTTTAATCTCGCATCTACACCATTATTAACCACACCATTTATTGTGGTACCTGTAAAATCATGATTAGTGAAATTTGGTTTTAACGTTAAATTATTTCTGTAGATATACAAATTATTTTTAACAGCATCAGTTAAATCGTAATTGTCTGATTCATAAACACTTACTTTAGTTCTATCTTTATAGAATTTGAATGATTCAACAAGACAGAAATCAGATTTTGACCAATTTGCCGTATCCTGGAATGGTAATAATGTCATAACAGAAGCAACATTACTGATGTAACTATAAAGAACACCTCTTGATACAGCATATTTATAAACATGATATAAAGAATATTGATTATATGTTCTTGTTAATGAAAACTCTCTCGGACAATTTATAGCACTACCGTTGCATAAATATTCAAATATTGGTGAAAAGTTTTCATTATAATAATCACTTACAAAACATCCAGGCAACCCAGAAGGATCATAATCATAACTTCTATTATAGGTTGCATTTATATTATAGTAATACCTATTAGGTATTGATGATTCAGTATAACCAGTTATTAAATTATTATTAGTTGTAAAACCAGCATGTGTTATATCAGAATTGTTCATGATATAATCACCTACCACGAAAGGTGTATTAAAATAAGTTGATGAATTGGCGAATTTATAATATTTGAGTACGTTAATTTGGTTAATTTCACCTATATCAATATATGTGGAATAAGATGCAATTGTTCCTGTAGAACCTGTCGGTACCTGAGCATCGTAATCTGAACCACCTACATTAGTAAGTTCTTGTAATTTCCATCCTTTCAAATTTCCTAACGAGTCTGCTGGAATTAAATTTGGTAAACGTATTGCTGTATTAAAATCTCTTCGTGGTGTACCAGAGTAAGGCCCAGGGTAACTGTTGAAAGGGTTTGTTGCATTAAATACTGTACCACCAGTGGTTAATGAAGTCCAGTGGCCGTAAGTGTTAGTAATAGGATCATCTGAAAATGAAAATGGTACAGAACTACGTATATTTTTATACAATTTATAATCATTTACATTCAAAGCTATAACAGTATCATGACTATTCCATATTCTACCGTTTGAATTTCCAGTTACACCAGTATAATATATCATTGGTTTATTATATATAAACCTATATATGTTACCAGCATATAAAACTAAATTACCAAACGATAAATTAAGTGTGGAACCTGTTTCGATATAATTTATTGTATTATCGTTTGTGAATGGATATATATTAGTTTGGTTAACATGATAATGAAAAACTCTTTCATAACCCCAAGGACTAAAATTCTTTGGATCAAATTTCGTTAATTCTTCAAAACATGAATGTGAACCATTAGGTTGATATATTTCATTAATCTTGTATGGTACAACCGTAGTTCCAGATGTAATTTTATAACAATGGTATGGTGTAATATCTTCAACGCAAACATATAATCTATCAACGTTTACTGTTTTAATACTATAAGTCCCACCTGTACTTACAACAACCGTTTTGTAATTGTTAATTGTCACTTTAACAATGTCATTGAGATTATAATTCATAATTGCAGGATTGAAGTATTCAGCTACAGATAACATTTGTTGATATATATCTGTACTGTAAACTTCATTTTCCAACTCATAAGTTGTGCCTGTAATTTGAACTCTTCTTGTACCATAAATATTATTGGTGTTATTCAAGTCAAGTCTTGTATAATCTAAAATACCAGAATCATATGCTTGAAAAAGTTGTACACTTTGAGTGTTACCAGTACCAATAATAGTTTTATTATTTAAAGTTGATTTAGACGGTTCGTATGTGCTATAATTATCAACTGTAAAGTATCTTCTACCAATTTGTTTACCAATTATGATATTATTTGTAACCGAACCACCTTCGTAGAATTCTGGTACATTACCAAGATAATAATCAGCTGCTGTTATATTATAAACGCTATCAGAGGCATAATATCCTTTAGTTGACGGTATACTATATGGTAATTTTTTCGTTATAATATTAAAATTGAAATCTACTTTATCATATTTAATATCTTTATCATATAATGTTTTTTGTTGATCAGTAATTACAGGATCATTTGTTAGTTTTTTATAGTAATCAACATACAATTTATTATACATCAATACAGGATCTGTTGAGTGATTATATGCAACTCTTGGTGTATTTAAGAAATAATAATTTGTATATGGTGAACTATCACTATATGTGTAATTATCCACACCAACAATAGAATTTGTTGTAGTTGTACCTGTTTGAGCATCATATTTAGCAATTAATGGTGCAATCGATAAACCATATTCTATATCCGTACCGTAATTCACTTTACGTCCAGTGTTGAAAGCTACTCTAAATCTACCGTCATCAACTGGGTTATATAAATTTCTATCAGGTTCATTATATACATAATCAATAACCTCATATCTTGACAATGTACAATCATTTGTAACTGGTTCTATTGCAAAATATAACTTTTGATTTTTTTGGAACCCACCTTCGTATATAAAATTATATATTCTATTATCAGGTAAATCATTTCCAGAAAAAGAAAACTGTTGAGCTTCTACAGCAATACCATTAGAGTCAAGTAAATATAAATTCACTGTCTGTGATATATTTAACGATGATTCAAAATAAAGTTGGAAATCAAATTTTAAATATGAATTATATTTGACAAGAAAAAATCCAGGGTTAGAAACAGATAGAGCTATATTATCAGATACGGTTGAAAAATTGGTATTCAATGATTGTATCGACACATAATTCTTTTCATTTGCAACCAATGGTAGACTATCATTTAATGTTAATATTAAAGCTTCATCAGCACGAGGTTCATAAAACGGCCCTACATTATCAGGATTAATAGTATAAAAACCATCAAAATCGAATATAAAATTATCATTCATATATAGAACATGGTCAAGAACCGTGTCTTTTACAACAAGTGTTGTTCCTGATGTTGCACCAGAATAAACATATTGTAAGTTAAATGCTTTATTTAAATTTATCGAAATTAGATTTTTTGTTGGGTCAAGGTTGATTTTATTAATATAAGCTGGATCTATATGCATCAAAGGGTCTGTAGTTGTTCTACCAGAATAATTTTGATACATATCACCAAGATATGTTGTACTAACTTTCAAACCACTTGTTGGACTTACCACAGGTGTTGTTGATGTTCCTGTAATTACGGTTGTACCTGTTACAACATATGTTGTATTTGGTGTTGGTAAATATTCAATTAAATCCCCATTATAATAGGTAGTACCTAAAGTCCATATTTTACGTTTTTTATATGGTGTAATCCAATTACCAGACTTACCAAAAACGTAGTCTGAAGGTTTAGATGTTCCGATATTTTTAGAGTAACCATAATATTTGGGTTGTCTAATCGTTCTATGTGTTCCGTATTCATCAACATAATTTGCTATTGATGGGTATGTAGTTCCAGTACGTGAGTTGAATGAACTTAAACTAATTGTTCTACCAGAGTAATCATAAAAACAAACGTGTGGTGGAGGTGATGGACATGTAAAATTAATACCAATATCAATATGAGCAAACCCCATACTAATAGATTTCAAGAAATACTCACGTTCATCACTATTTGGTAATGGGTTATTGACACCATCACAATCTGGGAAAGTTATTGTTTTAGCATTAGTATATCTTGGTATGTGTGTATATAATGGACTACCACTATAAGTTAAAACAACAGCATTTGTTGAGTTGTTTTTATAAATAAAATGTGAGTGATCTGGTGTTTGGTAATATGTTGTACCTGATGTAACAATAGTTGTTAATGGTTCAATTGTACCGACACTATTATAAAATGATGTACCAAAAGGATAATTTGCCGCATAAGTTCTTATAGCAGCAACCGTGTTCAGACGATATAATTCTCCATGATATGTTACAAATACACCATATCTTCTAAGTTTTGTTGTATCTAAATTATACAATAAACTTGTTGATGTTGTGGCACCTGAAGGACTTGTAATGTTACCTTTGTAATCAGATGTTGTGTAATCTTTATTTGAAATCCACTTGAAAAAATTAAATCCTGTACCACAATATTCTGAATTGGAATATTGAACACCGAAATATTGGTTGATTGTTGGATCGATACCTTTAATTTTTTTACCGATTAAACCTTCCAAACCAACACTAATTGGTGTTGCTGTGATTGATTGTCTTAATGTTCCAACTGAATTTACAGCTGAAGATCCTTCATAAACTGGTTTTTTAGCAGTCGTTTGGAATTCTGAACCTTCAGTACCTAACCAAGCTAAATCGTTATTTTCACCGTGTTTGTAAACAAATTTATTATCAAGATGTGAGCTATTTCTTATCTTTTTACCAGTATTAATTATTGATGTTGCTGGAATAAACTGTTGTATAAGGTTAACCCAATGAGTATCAAACAACCCAAGGAACTCAAGAGCTTTAGCATTTGTTACATAATCTCCACTTAATTTCAAGAAATCAAAATAAATTTTTGATAAAGTTGGATATGTAACAATCGTTTTTCTTGTCTCTACAGGTATGTATTTTTCTAATACCTCTCTTAGATATTGATTAAATGTTATTGAATTCGGTGTTATTGGATTTGTATATCCAGTGCTCAATGTTGAATCAATATTAATATTATTACTCGCATAATATTTGTATATTGTGTGGTCTATAATTCTATCACTTGACAAATAAACCTCAAGTTCTTTTGTATTGATAGACAATCTTGAGTCTTGTTCGTAATAATAAGTTGAGTATGCATCAGAGTCATTTTCTCTATACAATGGCGTTTCAGTATAAACCCATGATTTTTGGTTATCAATGGTTCTAAATATATCAAAACCTTTTACACTATCAAAATTTCTGAACGCATCAAGATATTTCTTACCAAAGTCATAAGGCCCTACATTTTGGGAATCTTGTGTCAAATATCCGCCAGATTCTTGAAATGCAACATTTGATGGTATTGTAGGATAACCATCTCCATCAAAAGGATATACACCAAGTAAATATGTAGGATCTACAACATCTGATAAATTATAGATTTTGTTCAATTTATCAATCGGATCAACTTTATCTGACGCTAAGTAAACATATTCAGTTATTTCTGTTATATAATCAGGGATACCAGCTATTTTTAAAATGAACTCTATCGATTTTCTGGTACCTTTTGATTTAAATAAATAAAATGCGTTAATAGCAATTCTTCTCCACAATTCAATATCTAATTCAACTGGAGTGATATCTGAAACTAATTTATAATCCGATGTGTTAAAAAATGATTGTATTAATGTATCTTGATCTTCTATTTCAAAAGTTTCAAGACCTAACATATGAGCAAAGTTTTTTACTAAAACATCTGGGATATTTTCAACCTTATCATATGTTAAATTGGTCATATAGGTTAAGCCGTCAACATATCTTTTAACGTCATCAAAGTATCTACCATATAAGTTGAAAATAATTTGTGCTTTTTTATCTACTGTATCAAAATCTTTTAAAGAGTCCGTTGTTAAAAATCTTGATATTAAATTTGTTTTATATGCATCGAAGTCGTCTGATATTGTATTTAGTTGTGTTAAAAAATCATCAAACTTAGAATCAAATAAATTTACGTTTACTTCATCATAAACTGGAAAATATATTGCTCTTTTGTTCAATACAGTATCACCATTATCATTTGTTTCAGGCACAACAAATTCAGATTTGTATGCTTGTGTTGTTTCATCATAATTCAATAAAAATTGTCCAAGATCTGATATATTTTGGAAAAATTCATTAAATTTTTCAGCTGACGGTTTTATATAAAAAAGAACGTTTGCTTCGTTGTTTGTGTTTAATTTATCTAAGAATGGCCTTCCGTTGGTTGTAATCACCAAACCATTAGCTAAATCAGATGTAGATGTTGGTAGTGATACACTAATGATTGGGTATTCTGTACCATTGTAATAAATTACAAAATCTGTGTAATTTTTACCGAAATTTCTCAATGGGGTAAGCGTAGGATCGTCAACTTTTGTAAGTGATTTTGATGTGTAATCAATTCCAAATGGGTTAAACAGATTACCTATATTAACTTTGAATGTTGCTCTATTAGTTGCTGTTAAATTAACATAATTAGTTACAGACGGATATAATATTGAAATTGGTGACGCTTTGATACCGCCTGGGAAATCTTGTGTGATTTCAATAATTGTATTTTTTATTCTCTCTTTTAACGATGAGAATAAAACATAGTTTTCAAGTTTGCGTTTGTCAAACAATATTGTTGCGGTAAGATTACTTTGAACGTTGTTGTTTACAAAATCAACTAATTGTGATGAATTTATCCCAGCCTTTTGACTTATAATATTGGCTGTGAACTTTTGAGTTGGGTCTGCTTGAGAAACTTGTGTTGCAGTTGTGTTTTGAACAATATAACTTTTACCAAGTGTAAAATTGCCAAGAGTAAAAAAAGGATCTCCTTTATCTACCTCAGTTGTTGAGTTAGCAAATTGTAAACCAACCAATTTATCACCAAAAACGTCTTTACCGAACGCCGCAAGTTTACCTTGTTGAACGTAATATCTTAATGTTTTATCGTACTCAAGATATGTTGAGCATGGTACATATTTTGTTTGACCGTTAACTATATAAGTTCTGTAACCGCTACAACCTAATTCGGCTGAACGTGTAAGCGCCTCTTGTGCGGTATCAAATAAATCACCAATTATTGGTGTACTACTAAAACTCAAGTCAGCCATTATTGTATAATATTGTTATAAGCTTTCGAATTATCTATAGTTGTTCTTTTACGTCTAACCTCGTATAATTTATTATTTAAATTGTCTCTAATTTCATAAAGATCGTATTGGGCATATATATTTTTATTTGAGTCATATAACGTGTAAATACCATCATCGATAGATTTTGTTTGATCGCCGTATAGTGCGATAGCCAATGACTCAAGATCATAATTTACAAGCTCAACCTCAAATATTTCTGGTGCAAAATTGGTATTTGTTATAATAACACTTTGACCTTTTTTACCAATAAAAGGGGTCGCTGTAGGTTTAAAACTTGGGGCTGCATTAGGTGTTACAGTACAAAATAACATATTACCTGTATTATTGTAAATGTATTTAATGCTTTTTTGAGAAGAATTAGCTGTATTTACTTGTACTGGTTCAGATATAAATGAGGATGTTATAATTCTATAAAGATTTCTAACTTTAGTACCATCAGCATTTAAATATTCTACTCTATAACCATCAAGGCCATTATTAGTAAATTTACTAATATATTCAGTTGGTACAGAGTTTCTATCGAAAACTAAACCTTGTACATCCGAATATGTTGCAAGTTGGGCACAATCAGCTATTGTAACCCTTATTTGAGTTGGTCTTACATATATTGTATAAAATCCTTTAGCATTGAATGTTGTTACTGGAAGTTTAAGGTTGTATAATCCACCTAAAACTTCAACGTTTGTGCCACCAAGCGTTGAATTACTATAAACTGGTGTCAAAACATCACTACCATTTAATTTTGTAATTATTTGGTTTTCTGTAGCATTTCTGGTTGGCGTGTAAATTACTATAACCTCAACATCTATCGGATCCACATCTGCTGGTCTTTTTACACCATAAACTCCTATCGCCATATTAAAATATTTTTTATATTTTATTTTACATTTTTAAAATTGAACCCTTGCGAATTCATTTTATAATAATTTATACCAATTTTCATAAGTTCTGACACCGATTTAACGTTTTTCAGTCTTATAACTGGTTCGAAAGCGTTATTTACACCTCTATCAATAAATACTTGATTAAAGATTTTAGGTTCCTCAATTAATCCAGGATATAAAACAACATTTGCATTATTTTGCGGAGTGTCGTCAGCTCGTCTATACATAAAGGTAGTTGTTCCATCAGGAAAATCAATATATTTTATAGGATAGTTAGAATCAATATACAAAACATATTCAAGATAATCGCCAATATTCAAAATCATACCATATTGGTCGGTACCAGATATTTTGATAGGAACATGTATTTTTTTCAAATTTGATGTCGTATTTGTATTTGTCTGGGTTTTGGATGAATTTACAGCGTTATTCAACTGACTTATAGAAGAAAATCCTTTGACAGAATTAGTATTATATTTATATGGTGAATTTACATCAACAGATTTTACCACATTTGCAGAATTATAAAAATTTGCCCCAGAAGAATTTGTTATCAAAATTGTATTTGGTCGGTTATTTACATCCAAATCGATATCCGAATAAGAATTATATAGGTTACTAAATTTACTTGTGGTTGTACCAGTAACAAAAACATACTTTGTTGTATTAAAATAATTTTTAATATATTCATATGATTTTAAGTCTACAGGTGTTGTTGTTAAACTTGCTGGTACGGTAGTTTGGTTTACTACTTTTACGTTTAATGTGGCACTATCGTTTTGTGTTGTTGTATAACTATTTAAAACCGATTTATCTAATGCGTATCTATTTGGTGAAATTGCTGTATTATATGATTTATCCAGCATATTTTCTATTGTATCAATTGTCAATTTATTAGCATTAATATATGATCCAGTTATTGATACAACTGATTCCAAACCAATTAAGATATTATAATCTGTATTTCCTATTAATATTTGCATATCTTAGCTCAATTTAAGTGTATAATTTATTGGGATGGTATATTCCATTTTATTTTTAACCGAATCTTTCAATTCCAAATTAAGATTAGCTGTTATTGTAATTTCATTATATGGGTTATAAATAAAGTATGCAGCAAATTCACCAAGAAAAAATTTAAGGTTTATATCTATACTATCATTTGGTTTTATTGATGTGGTATTTTCGAATTCGTACTCCGCAGTTATACCCAACATGAAAGTTCTAAGATTACCAATTTCTGATTGCACTGAATAATTATTGGTATCTTTAACTATATTGTTTTGTATATAATTGGTAAGACCTTGTAACGTACTACCATGTATATAATCGGTAAGACCTTGTAACGTACTACCAGTTGTAATTCCTGAATTTCTATATTCGAATTCATAATATTTTGTCAAATCAGAGTTACTATAATTAGTATTAAGCGATGTAAAATCGATATCATTTGACAAATGTTGTGTCAAGTTAACAAAGCCAGGAAAATTAGTTTTAAATTTATTTAAGATATAATCACTATACCCTATTATATTATCACCACCATATACAAGAAAAAATAGTTTCTGCAACATTTTATCACTACTTAAATAATAATCAAACAATCGATTCAAATCATTCAAATCTGTTAGGTCAATATTAAAGATATTATTATAATAAGTTTCATTATCCATTGTTGCGGTTTGAATTGCATCATCAATAAGATTTTGTAAAGTTTGGCCATTTGGGATTACATAATAAACCCAATTATAATTTTCATCATTTGACTTATAATAATTTTTATTTATATAATCTGCCAACCCATTCAAGACACTTGAATCTTCTCTATACGTATTTATCAAAGAATCGTCTGAGATGAAAGCAGTAAATTGATCTGAAAAAAGATTATTTTTTGTAGTATATATATCAGAATATGTAATATATGATTCTGCAATAATTCTTTTTTTATTGTATTTGTCTATTGAATAGACGTTATTATCATTAAAAACAATTTGTTGGGTGTTACCTGGAAACTGGTAATTATCAAGATATTGTAATGGATTATGATTTATAGTGCAATTACTAAGTGACAATTTATTTATATAAAAACTATCTGAAGTTCCATTATTTGTTATTTTTATACTATCTATCAAATGTTCATAGCAATTTACATCTATAGTTGTTTCACCAAGATTTTGATAACTAATAATTTTATTTGTAAAAGGGAACATTTTTTTGATGGATATACATGATTGATTATTCACCAAATTATTCTTTAATGTTGTTTTTATGAACCCAGATGTTTTATCATCATTAATTACAGTATGTTTACCAATACTTCTGTTTGCTATATTAACATCATAATCAAAATCAGATATTTGGGAAAAATAATTATTTATTTGATCATTATCTAAATACAATAACTGCTTAGTATCTGGTATTTGAATATTTGTTTTATTAACAGACGGTTTGAATATTCGTGTATTATCAACAGTGGTAATTATTGGTTCATTTAAATTTATAGGTCTTGTATTAGGTACAAGTTTACCAGCCCAATAATCATCGTAATATAATTGGTAAAGATCAATATCATATGCCTCAATTATATAATCACCAATAGCCTCGTTATACTCATATATACCATATGTTTTATTATTATAATTGAAGCTATAATTCAAGTATTCATTTTTGTGATTAAAAGTTGTTTGAGATTGTACACCTTTTTTTTGCGGACTATGTATTGAAGATGGGATTAATGGAATTTTATTACCAGAAAGAGCATCCCAAAAACTGAACTTCACATAAAAACTTTGTGTTGTATAACTATTCAAAAAATTAATTGAGAATCCTTCCACTCCATCGATTAAAGAGAACGATGGTCTTGCTTGATAAATCCCATTTACAGATTGTTCATGATACATATATCTATCATTAACAAAAATTGGTATAAACATGATTCTTTTTTGAGTTGTTGGAATTGGTGTTGTATAGAATTCCATAGTCAAAAAAGAGTTATATAGGAAAGCCGATTTACTAAAACCATTTATATCATTTTTCCACGTTTCGATTTTTTGAGAAAATGGAAATGTAAAAGAATCATAAAATAATGGTAAACCACTCTGTAATGGTTTAATTTTTATAAACTCCTCGATTGGATTAGTAACTAAATATGGTCTTGTGATATTGATTTGTTGTGGTGTTAAATTAGCATCAAGTGGTGTTAATGGTGCCAAATTATTGTTATCCTGTTTAATTTCATATGGGTTCAATATAGTAATATTAGTATCTAATATACTCTTAGCTGAACTCAAATATGTTGAGAATGCTGGTTCAATATTCTTAACTATATCTGGATTCAAATCCATATTTTTAAATGACAAAAAATATGTAAATAAATTTATAGTGTTAGATTTGGGTTTAAAATTATATATCTCACTGTCAAAAATAGCATTGATTGTTTTATCACCAGCTTTATTCAAAAGATTTTGGTAATAAAAATCCGTATCCGAACTTTGATCTTGATTTGTTATATTGGCAACAACATTCAAATCTATATTATTTAATACTGATGTTAGCATGGTTTATCTGTATATGTTTGGAATGGATTATTATCAAGGTTTTGTTGGTTTGTTGTATCACCAATTAGTGTATCAGTTATAGAATTTAAATCATTTATAAGATTGTTCAAATCATTTATTCCGCCATTGTTCAATAAATCGGCCTGGCTAATATCGTTGATATTCAAATCGTATTTTGTTGTTTTATTTTTTTCAATATTCAAAATAAAGTTAATATTATTAAAAACATAATATGAATTATTCATGAATGGAAAATCAACAGTAACACCATTTTCATCAGCAACGCCAATATCATAAAGATCCCTCCATAAATATGTTTTTTTGGTTAAACTATATGATGCGTAATCTGGCATATTCAATACATTATTACCAGTTTCAACATAGCTCGATAAATGTTTTATTGTTATATTTGTGAACGGATTATAGTGAAATAGAACATCATTATGTATAAATCTATGATACATAGGTGTTATTTCGGTTTCTGTTAAATTTTCAAGACTGTATTCACATAATGATATCATGTGTATATCACCAACTTTAGGCTTTGATGCTAATAACGTGGTTTTAGCTGGCGATACCATTTCAAAACCATCTGAATCTGTTGTGAATTCTATTAAATTATAAAAATTTGCTTCAACATCACCAAAAGTTGCATCGCTTGTACTACCGTTTTTGAATACCCCTATATACAAATTATTTAATGGATAATTTAAATTATCTCTTAATAAATCTGTATTTATTGTTTGCTTAAAAATGAAATTTTTATTAATACTACCGTAAGTTGATTGGGAAAATGCACAATCATCAAAATTATCAAGAACCGCCAAAACCTGTGCTTTCTTCACATAATATTCTAATATTTCATTGTTTTGTATTTTTCTTATGAAATAACTTGGTTTTGCAACTTTATATATACTTGGTCTATTTGATACAAAGTTTTCTATATCTACAGGTGTAAAATTAAAATCTATATTTCTTATACTAAATTTTAATGTGTTAGTTGTTGTAGTAGAAACTTTTTGAGTATTATTGATTAAAAATGATTGTAGCTTTTTTGGACTAACATTTACCTTTATATTGTTATAACCATTTTCAGCATTCATCAAAGCAACATTATTCAATGGTGAATATACTTTGGTTGGTGTAATAAATTTATTATAATTAAATGATGCGTTAACCGTTATAAGATTACCATTAACACTTGTTATTTCATATATACCTGAACCTAAATATTGAGCATTATTTGGATCTGTATTTGTTATATACACACTGTCACCTTGGGAAAAATTATGACCAAGATATAATAAAAAACCAGCTGTATTATCTTTAAGACTTTGAGTTTTTGTTAAAGCAGGTAAACCATTATTTAGATCGTATGTGACATCATTTTTAACATTATTCAATATTTTTTGACCTTTAAATCCGTTATCTTGAATAGGTTGTAACAACACAACACTCCAATTCTGGTTTGTAAAATCCAATAAGTTTCTATTGATAGTTATTGGTGTTACCGCAACTGGTTTGGATGATTTATTTACAGGATTGGTATTAATGATTGGGTTAATTTTACCATATATTCTAAAATTATTAGAGGATTGTTTTTCTAATATAAATTGGCTGTCTTGACTAATCTCAAGAAATAAATTTGTTTCTATAGTATTAGATGACGGTTGTTCCAATATAAGTCTTGTACTCAAATCAACATTTGAGTTTGCCGTGCTTTTATACTGTCCTAATACTTCTGTTAAATTATCCATATTATTTCTTAACTTTATAATATAATTCAATATCTTTTAATGCATTATTTGGTTCAAATCTTCCAAAATAATAGAAATTGTTATTGAATAAGTTAGCTTTATAGTTAGTTGTTGAAAACGAATTGATTGATTTTGAATAATCGGTTTCTGCCTGAGTAATGTCACCTTTTCTGAATGAAGAATAAACACCATTAGATATTAACACATCAAGATCATCTGTAATATCAACAACATTAAAATCCATAAATTCTGTCAAGAAGATATCTTCAACTGAATTTATAAAAGGGCCGTATGTATATTGTAAATTTACGGCTTGAGTATATGGATTCTGTATACCATAAGAATTCGCTGTGGAACCAACAACATTTTGAAGTTCCAAAGCATAACCAGTCAAAAATGGTGCTGGTAATGTTGTATTGTCACCATAATCCCATGTTAGGTTTTGACCGTATGTGGATACGCCATTAGAATTAAAAAAACTACCTGCACTATATAGCTCTCTGAAAACATCCCCTGAATTAACACCATTCAATCCAACACCAATACCCAAGTATTTTTCGTATTCTTTTATTGGTGTGTTATATGTAACCGAACCATCAATATATGGTATGTTAATAATTGCAGCTGGTGATATTATATCATCGGTACTATTTGGTGCAGGATATGGATATGCTGTTGGTTGTAAATCAATTTTTATCCTTGGCATTAAAACCGAACCAATTATATCAATACTATTTGTATCATTTGTAATATTTGGAATATCTCTGAAATCAACTGGATAATTCCAATAGATGTCATTAGATACTTTATACGGACTTGTATACGGAAACCACGATACATAATTACCTGATTCCCTAACATCATCAATTGTATGTTTATAATAAGTTGTTTTTAATGTATAAAACCTTCTTTTTCTATCGTGTATATCATATTCGAATAAAGAAGTCGATATATCATTCCAACCACCAAGATTCGGATCTCCATCATTTGTTGATGGAACTCTAAAACCAGGTAATATTGGATTGGAATACCAGCCCTCTGGTTGTCTTCTACCGTACCATGATTCGGAATTTTCATAAAATTCAAATGTATAATGTCCTTTTGTAGGAATACCTGTCTTTTTATCTTTGGATGGTAAAAGATCACCAAACTCATTATAGGAATAATAATCCTCATACATTGGTAATGCTAATCTAAATATACCATTATTAACAGATAATTCATATACACCAGTTCTTTGTCTACTCACCCCATCATCCGCCAATTTATAGACAACAACTTTAGGATTTTGGAATGGATAAATATCACCATTCATATATCCAAGAGATGAATCTGTTGCAAGTATCTGTGGTTGATTTGGAAATGCTTTGGTGTTATCTTGTAATTGTGCCATCTTGTATGTTGCCGAATCAATAGTAAATCCACCTGACAAAGAATCAAGATAACCAAAAAATACTGCTGACGGCGTGTATTTAAAATTGACTGTAAAATCACATCTTGTTATACCCACATCGCAAAAATTATCATCACCCCAGAATGGTGCAACGTTAATTGTTTTTTGCCCATGAAATATATTTGGCATAGATGATATGTCCAACTTTATCTCCACAGCAAAGTTGTTATTACCGTAATAGGTATAATCTGGTATTTTATTAGGATCTACTGTTTGACTTGTTGTTGTACCAAATGCACTTATTAATGTACCAAGACTATCTAACGCATTATTAACTGTTGTTAATTGTACAAGATCATTAGCTGAAATATCAAATGATTCTGTATCGAAAACATCGAAATCCATAACAACATCTTGTTTACCTAATGGTACACCAAATATCATATAATCACCAGCATGGTTAGTTATGGTTGTATATTTATAATATTTTTCAAAAACCTCAACAGATTGTGGATAATGAACAAAATCATTTATATTAGGGAAATTACCAACCGCTCTATGACTTGGGTTCGCACCTCTAACTCTTGGTAACAAGTTATATCTTACACCATTTGGATATGTATCTGTCAATGATGTAAATGGATATAGTTGTGTTATTTCTGGTCTTTCTTGATCGTCAGCAGATATTGGTACAAATACAGTAACTTTAGCATTTTGAACCCCAAATCCATTTGTTAATGTAACTCTACCGACAATAACACCAAAATCCGAACACATTCTTCTATATGCATCGGTACTTGTAATTTTCAAACTCAAAACATCAAGAGTTTCAAACTCTTGTTCTAAGTTTACTCTTACAACTTTTTCATTTTTATTATTTAAATTTATCGGTATTCTTATATCACTCATATTATATTAATGTTCTAATTGGTGTTGATACAACTGGTATTACAACTATATCACTATTAGGGTTTCTTAATTGTAGAATTTGATTTTCGTCACAATTTAATATACCTGTTGTTATATCTATCTCCCCTGTTGAGGTGTCTAAAATGTTTTGATTAATAGTATTTTGTGAATATCCTGAAGTTGTTTCATTAAAAACCTTGATATAATTTAAATTAAGAACACCTTGTATTTGGGAAATTATTTTATTCAAGTTGTAAACATAATAACTTTGACCCATTTGTCTATTAGTTGAAACAAATTCATTGGTTACAGCAGAAATTATTTGTGTTACTGTTGAAAGTTGTGATGTTGAATCTACAACAACAGATATTTCAAAACCCAAATCAACAACTTCGCCAGGTTTTACAACAACATAATCATTTATCATCCTATATTCTGAAAGATATGTAGCTATATTTTCGAGTATAACACTTGTTATTTGTGAATCGAAAGCGCCACTACTATCAACAGTTATTGGATTAACTTCTATTTTATTTTGATTTTGTCTCACACCTACTCTTGCTGGGGTACCAAATTTACTTGGCATACCCAGTAATATTGCTTTATAATCATTTAATGTTACAGCTCTGTTTTGAGCAGCGAAATTATATGATATATAATTTCTCAATTCCTCAATTGATGGAGCTTCACCTCCACCCACAGCTGGTGTAATGTTAGTAACAGTCAAAGAGCCTTGTACGATACCATTAAGCTGCGCATCAGGGCCATTCAAAGTTATATTCAAATATCCAAATGATGTAATCACATTAGCGCCAACATTACTTGAGGATCCACCACCAACTCTATATTTTACATACATTGTTGTATTTGTTAGTGGTGCATAACCTAAACTATTATTGTTCAATAAATTACTTAATGAAATACTATTACCAGATAGAAATGAATCAAGTATATCGAATGCTTGGTTTGTTTGTCCACCGAATGTTAAAGTACAAAAACCTGTAGGTGTAAATTCTCTCACAAATCTATAGTTTGTATCTAACCATATACCTTTGTAAATACCATCACTTGTTGGCGGTACAGTTGTATCGTATACAAAAACTGAATTTTCAGCTAATGAATTTACCTCATACCATTTGTTTGTTGGTGAAGCAAACTCGTTATCTGTAGGATTAGTTGTGAAGTTTATACCGTTTTTGTGAATCACAGACTCAATATCAAGAACATTATTTTCTGGTAATGTTATTTGATAAAAAGGTGTTGGTGGTGTATTGTTAAATACTTGCGTATATATTCTCGTTGTACCAGCGACAACTATACCTGTTTTGGTAATCAAATATGCTGTTAATATACCATTATTGAAAACTGGTGTTTTTGTTCTATCTAAAGCACCAGAAGAGTTCAGGTTACTACTAAAATCAACATCATACAAAAGTTCAAAAGTTTGGCCATTACCTTGTACTTGGGTACCAGCTTTTAAAACAGGTAAATATCTTGTGTCTTCAGCATCACCAAAAACTGGTACTTGAACTGAGAATTGGCATACGGCTATACTTGCTGATAATGTTGGTAATTTTAAACCATAAGTTTTAGCTATATTAAACAGCGATCTTCCTTCTTGAGCAAAATCAAGTACAGTTTCCTGTAATGACCTATCAATATTAAAATGTAGGTTATCCGCCAATGCCGCTCCAAGGTCAAGAAAGACAGACATAATTGATCCATCATTAAAGTTTTGGATTACATCAGGATAATATTTATTTATATAATCTATCTGCTCTTGTCTTAAAGTAGCAAAGTCTCTACTACCGTATGATATTGTATTTGTTGTTGCCATAATTAGAATGTAATTGTTACGTCATCAGAAACCTCAAAAGTTCTGGAAGTTATTGTATAATCAATTGTTACTGTTACTTTATGATGTGATTGTTGATCATTAACATATGCTGGATCAGTATCATATCGTTTTATATTAATTGTATTAATTTTTAAATTTGGTAAAAATGCTGTGCAAGCATCCTTTATTTCATTTTGGATTGCTGTTGTTACATTATCCGTCAATGGTTCAAATATATATTGATATAAATTTGTACCAAATTCTGGTAAAAAATATCTTGATCCCTTTCTTGTTAATAAAAGGTGTACCAAATCAGATTTTATTTCTTTCTCAGGATATGTTGTTAAATCCAAAAAATCACCGTTTGTAGAATCCTGGAAAGGAAAATTTATACCTATTGTTTTTTGCCTGAAATTCATGTCAAATATTTAATATAAATAGTAATCAAAATAAAATTATAGTCAATAAAAAAAACCACCCAGAGAACTGAG